GGCTTGCTCGGCCTTCTGCGTGAGCGTCGCGATCTGGTCCTGGAGCTTCTTCAGCTCCGGATCCTTCTTCTTCGGCTCGTCCGCGTCGGGCGCCGGGGGCGACGGGGGCGCAGGCTCCTCTTTCGGCAGGCGCGAGACGATCTGCTCGGTGACCTTGCCGATCGTGTCGGCGACGACCTTCTCGAACGCCTTGAAGCGCGTTCCGAGGAGCTTGGTCAGCTCCTCCTCGGTGATGAACTTGGGCGTCTCCTGGGCGGGCTTGTCCCCACCCTCGGGCTTCTCAGGGTCCAAGGCGTTCTCCTGGTGGTTGGGCACGGGTCAGCGCGCATAGGCGCGGCGCCGGAATCTCTCGGTCAGGACGATGGGCGAGCGGCGCTCACCCATCGCGTCGCGGACGAAGGCAGCCGCATGCCGGCCGCTCACCTCGCGCCGCTCGCGAACCACATCGCGGAGCTCCCGTTTGAAGAGCTCATAGTCAATCTGGATATCGGCCAATCGCTTGGGAAGGGGGATATCGAGCGGGAGGCACTGGCACCTGCAGAACGGGTGGACCGGCGGCGTCTCGATGAACCGCTCGCCGGGCGCGGCGATCTTGCCGTCCTGGCTCCAGCAGTAGGCGCACGTCGCGCGATCGAGAATCGCGCTCCACACGCGATAGGTGCCGGGCACGTTGCGCTCGTCGCTCACGACGCGCGCGGTCTCGGTGGCGGCAATGCGCCGCAGACGATGGTCCTGGGCCTTCGTCCACACCTCGGGGCGCTGCGGCGTGTCCGGCGCATCGAGCGCCTGAGACATCGCCGCTGCGCCCCACGCGGAGGCATAGGACGCGGCCGCGAGGTGCGCCGCGGTGAGGTCGGCCTCGCGCGCGACCCCGAGCAGCACCGGGCTCCCCGTCTCCTCCTCGCGCACGGCCCCGCGCGTGATCCGCGCGGCGTCGGCGAGGGCGTGCTCCACCGCGGCCTGGACGGCGACCGTGGCGCGCCGGATGGCGACGAGGGGATTGCCCTGCGCAGCGAGCGTCCTATGCGCGGCGCTGAGCGCCGCTCTTCGGAGGCTTTGGAGCGTTCTTCTTTCGGCGCGGAGGAGGAGGCGCGCGCCCTTCCTCTCTCGGCGGCGGAGGGCGAGCGCCGTGAGGATCGCCAGCTCGCGTTCCTTCGTCTTCGCCTTCTCCGCCAAGCAGCGCCTCGTCCATCATCTCGCGCAGCTCGAGCTCGTGCTCGACGCCTTGCTCGATCTCGTCGCGGATCGTGTCCTGCGTCTCCGGCGGCACGTTGCCGACGAGCGCGAACGCGAGCTTCGTCTTGTAGAGCTTCTTGAAAGTTGGCGACGGGATCGACACGGCGTCGAGCGCGAGCGCCTCCTTAAGGATCGCGTCGCGATCCTCCAGCTCGAACTTGTCCAGGCCATGCGGCGTCCAGACGACGTCCTCCCCACGCGCGGCGGAGATGGTGTCGTAGACGCGCTTGGCGAAGTCGCGCACGAGCGCGCCATAGGCGGCGAGCACCGTCTCTGTCGCGCGGCGATCCTCGGCCTTGCTGACGGCCGCGCGGCCGACCGCGGTGCTCGTGTTGGATATGGAGGCCGCCATCTGGTGGACGACCCGGAACATCTCGTCCACGAGCGCTTCGAGCTGCTTGTACACCAGCTCGTAGGCAGCGCCTCCGGGCTCGGCGAAGCCGATGTCGTCGTCCTTGCCGAGGACCACGTACCCGCGCGTGTGAAACTCGCGCCGCGGGTCTCGTCCGCGATGAGGATCCTGCTGCACCTCCGCCGGCAGGGCGTCACCGGGGGCGCTGATCTCAGGGCCGAGCTTCACATAAGGGATCGCGAAGAGGCTCTTGTTCTCCGCCGCGTTGAGCGCGCTCCGGCGCTGGAAGTGCTCGCGCGCGAGCGTGCCCAGCTTGTTGCCGACCCAGAGGCCCGCAGGCATGAGCAGTTCGAGGAGCGGAATACACTTGAACGTCGTCGCCCCGCGCGCGGCGAGCGGCACGTCCTCGTCGTCCTTGATCTCCTCGTTCGTCTTGCGGGGGCGCGTTCGATAGAGCTCCCACCGGGCGTACTCGCCGTCGAGGAGCCACACCTTGAACTCCTCGACGACACGATCGCGGCTGTCGAGCGGCGTCGCGCGCCGGATGACGAGGCGGTGGAGGATCGCCCACGCGAAGCCACCCTTGTCGTCGTACTCCCAATCGATGAGCTGCTCGACGGGCACCTCGAACGCGTAGGCGCGCGAGGCGCCGAGCGCCTCCTCGTCAGCGAGGCTGGCTGGCGCCGACGGTGCCGTGGGGAAGTCGAGCGCGAGCAGCGCCTTGCCCTTGACGAGCGCGCTCGTGAACGCACAACGAAGGAGCTTGGCGAAGGGCGTGCCGCGGAGATCCGCGTCGCTCGCGAACTCGTCGTAGAAGCCGTCCGGCGTGGGCGTCGATCCGGGCGTGCTCGCGTCGTCCGCGTCCGCCGCCTGCGTGAGGTGAAGCTCCTGCGCGAACAGGTTCGCAACGAAGTAGTCGCTGATCTGACCGATGTAGTTGAGGTACGAGGCGGCGTTGAGGCGCTCGGCGTACCGCTCGTTGTTCTCCCCCACGAACCGCGGCATGTACCGCGACGCCTTCTCCACGAGCGCGTACCCACCCTCGTAGAGATCCCCGAGCTCCTCCCAGCGGGCACCCGTGTACTCCGGGTGACGTTGTCGAAGCAGGCCGTATTTCATCCGCTCGTCGCTCGGGCGATCTCGATCAGGCGCGCTCCCACGAGCCGGGCCACCTGGGGCACGACGCCGTTTCCGAGCGCCTTCAGGCGTTCACGGCGAAAGGGGACGTCAATCTTTGCGCGCGGCGGTTCCCACGCGTATTGCGGCTCACCACGACCCGCAGGCCAGCGACAGTCCAATCGAATAGCCGGGGCATGCGCCCGTGAGTGGGCAGGCCCGCGCGTTCGAGTGCCGCATGCCAGAAGTTGTGGCAGTTGTTGCAGAGCGTCTGGATGTTTTCGGACGTGTTGTTTGCCTGGTTTCCGTCCACGTGGTGCGCATGAAGCCTGCGCTTCGTCCCGCACGCCTCGCAATTCGGGCCGCGCAGCTTGCGCGCGCGCCACAAGAGAGCGGACCGAGTGACAACCGCCTTGCGCTGGCCTGCTCCCGCGCAGGTCAACGAGCAGTACCGACGGCGAAGAAACCGCTTCCGATCCTCGAGGCCGCTCGGGAACCTCCTCCGCACAAGGAGCACGCCGCAGTACCTGCACGTCTTCGATGGCGGCGACAGCGGTGCTTGGGCGCGAGGGGATGTCAGGGTTTGTGTATCCAGGCTCAACTCCGAACAGCGTCTCGACCCATTCGGGATTCAGCGGGGCGCCTTCGCGACGCGCGATCGTGAAGAGGCTCGGCGTGCCGGCGCTCGGTCGCGTTCGGTTGACGCCGTTCTGGCTCGATCCGTAGTGCGTCGCGCTTGGTGTCGGCCACAGCCGCGCCGCCTCAATCACCGCGTCGAGGAGCGTCGTGCCCGGGTTGCTCGTCCACTGCCTCGTGCGTGCCGTCGATCGGCGTGAGCCGCGGGCGTCGCTCGTCACGGGCGTGGGCCACGAGGAAGAGGCGCTCCCGCTTGTGCGGCGCGCCGACGTCGCGCGCCGCGATGATGCGGCCCTCGACGGCGTAACCAGCCCGTTCGAAGTCACCGACAACCTGGTCCAGCCCGCGAGCAGCCAGGCGCGCAACGTTCTCGACGACGACGAAGCGGGGCTTCGTCTCTCGAACGATGCGCGCATATTCGCTCCAGAGCCCACTGCGAGGATCGGCGAGCCCGAGGCGCTTGCCCGCGACGGACAGCCCCTGACAGGGGAAGCCGCCGCAGAGAACGTCGACGTACGGCAGGTTGTGCGCGCCGACCTCGCGCACGTCATCGAAGCGCAGCGCGTGGGGCCAGTGCTTGGCCAACACCCGCCGACAGAATGGCTCGCTCTCGACCTGGTAGACGACCGGCCCGAGCCCGGCCTCTTCGAGGCCGAGCTCCAAGAGGCCCACCCCCGAGAAGAGGGAGCCGATGGTGAGGCTGATCATCCCGGGGGGAGGTTGTCGATGTGGCGACGGACCATTTGCGGTTCGAGCACCAGCGAGCTGATGGCCCAGACCAGCGCGTCCATTCGATCCGGTGACTTGATCGAAAGGACCGGATCCCAGCTCACCATCTCGTCTTCGAGCGCGGCAAGCATGCCCACGTGGTGCACGCGACCCTGCTCGTAGAGCGCCGCGATCGGCTCGGCGCGCACGTGCTTGCCGCGCGAAGCGCGGACGGCCGTGAACGGGATCCGTGGGTCGATCGTCCGCAGGTTCGCCTCGCAGAGCGCCCCACCTTGATTGACTTCGGCAACGATTCGATCCGCGCGGTACGCGTGATATGCGTCGATCGCCTTGCGTGCCCACTGCGCCGGCGTGTACCTGCCCGACAGATCGTCGAGCACATAGGCGTGGAGGTCACTCCCGATCCCTGCGACGACGATGCCCGTGAGGTCCGACGTCTCCTCGTGCGACACCGCCGGGTCGATGGCGACGACGATGCGGAGCAGCGATGGAGCCTGTCGAACACGCGCCTTCTCGATGTCCGGCAGATGGAAGATGGCTCCCGGGCAGTCGTCGAGGATTTCGCCGAAGATCTCCTGCCGCCCGATCCGGGTCTGCCCATAGCGGTTCTCGATCTCCTGCAGGAACCCCGGCGCCAGGTGCGCGCGGTTCTCGTAGGTCGAGCCCCGCGTGACGAACGTCGACGGCGATGCCGCGAGCTGTCGCACGAGCTTCGTCGGTCGGGGCGTCGTGGTCACGACGACGCGTGGATGCTCGCCCAGACGCAGTCCGAACATGAGCTGGTCCCAGGTCTCCGGGTAGCGCCACGCGGCGAGCTCGTCGCACCACCCGGCATCATGCTGTGGGCCGCGGAGCCGGTCGGGCTCCTCGGCCGAGTAGAGCGTGGCAATGGCGCCGCTTGGCCAAGTGAGACGCCTGCGCGACGGCTCGTACAGCGGTCGGTTCCACGGTGGGCAGATCCTGAGCAGCCCGCTTTCGCCCTCGGTGACGACATCGCGTGCGTCAGCGGCCGTCGGTGCCACCAGCGCGATGCGGCTCGCGCGCCCGGTCTCCGCCAGCTTGCGCACCCACTCGGCGCCGGTGCGCGTGTTGTGGGTCGGGATGCACGCTCGTCCCGCAAGGAAGAGGTGACTCGGCGAGTCGACCTGAATGCATCGGACCGGGACCGAGGGACGCGACCGAACATCGACGATGTAGCGTCGCTCCTGTGTCGGCCGCGTGGGGCGCTGCCGAGCGAGCTTGCGCGAGAGCCGAAAGACGGGTCGCGTCGGGGTGAACTTGATCGAGTAGGCGTCTTTGCAGCGCCTGCCGTTGCAGCTCGTGAGCTTCGTACGAATCGATCCCGCCTTGAACCCCAGCCCGATGACGAGCTCCTTCACCTGCTCGACGAGACGCCGGTTGGTGTTGTCGAAGGAGCAGTTGCCCTGCTTCGATGCTGTGCCGTCTGTATCCATCAGCCCGGCGAGAAGGGCTTCGCGTTGGCCGATCGAGCCACGCAAGTAGGCATCGGGGACGTGCTTGTTGTTGAGCAGGGACAGCGCACGCAGCTCCGACATCAAGCAGCGGTAGGCAGCGAAGCGCCCCAGAGGAGTCCGCTCGCGAACGTCGCCATTCCGAGCGCCGATCCAGTAGCGATAGCGCTGCGGCTTCGGGCACACGCGATAGCCAGCGGCGCGAATGTGGTCCAGGATCTCCGGATCGTTGCTCGTGAACCCGGCGTCCCTCGAGTCGCCATCTCCGAGCCAGGCACCCAGGACGTAGGGATCGATCGGCAGGTCCGCGTCCGGGTACCGGAGCGGCCCGGCGACCTGGATTGCGTGATTGCGCGCTACGTACGGGCGCTTTCTTCCCTCGCGACGGAAGAGCAAGCTCCGCCGGATCTCCTCCGTCGTGACGATGCTTGGCCCGTTACTCGGCCGGCGTTGCGGCTCAGGCGGCGACGCGCTTCGTGAGACCATGTCAGCCATTGGTGGTCGGCGTCCGCGGTGATCGATTCGCCATCCGAGAAGACGACGTCGTAGCAATCGTGTCCGTGCATGACGTCGGTCGCGAAGGTCACGCGGCAGGGCCGCCCCTGCTCGTCGAAGACCTCGTCGCCGACCTGCAGCTCGCCCATGGTCGTCCACCCCTTCGGCGTGGGAATGGGCGTGTCGATGGCGAGCGCTTTCCCACTCCCTCGTCCGGAGAGCATGAGCCACACGCGCCAGTCGCCCGGCGGCTCGAGCTGCTTCGGGCGTGCCCACCACTCCCACGTGTATTCGAGCCGTTCGCGCTCCCTCGGCGAGAGCGCCGCGAGGATCTTCTTGCGGCGCTCCTCGGGCAGCGCCGCGAAGCGGCTCGCGAGCGAAGCGTCCGTCATTCGGCTTTCTCCGTCGGCGTTGCCTTCGGCGGACGGCCGCGCTTCTTCTCCGGCGCGTCGCCGTCGATCAGGCGCGCGAGCTTCTGTACGAGCCCTTCGCCTTCGGTGGTTACTTCCACCTTCGCCTCGACCCTCGTGCGATCGTTGCGTCCGTAGCGATCCGGGAACCGGCGCTCCAGCCGCCACGCGGCTGCCGTCCAGTTCTTCTCCGCCGCTTTCAGGATCACCGCGAGGTCCCGCGCCTCGCTCTCGGCCATCGCCTGATCGACCTTCCTCGCGAAGGCGGCGTATGGAGCAACCCCCTTCGCGCCCTTCTTGATCCAGTCGTAGAACGTGTCGCGGCTGATCCCCGCGAGAGCCGCTGCGGTTTCAACGTAGCAGCCGAGACGGAGCGCGCGCAGCAGGCGGTCCTCAACCTCCGTGGTGAACTTGGTCTTGCGCGCCACGGCAGGTCATCCGATCGGGAATTCTCCGCCGTACATGGCGAGGATGTAGCGGGCGTTCGCGACGCGCCAGTTCAGCGGCTTGCCGAAGTTCTCCCCGTCGATCCAGAACTCGAGGTTCTCGGGATTGCAGTTCGTCACGTCCCCGTCGATGTGCCGAACCTCCTCGTGCGCGCGGATCGGGTAGCCCATCATGCCACTCATCACGAGGCGAGCGATGGGCCCCCCGACTGCCTTCTTCTTCTTCTTCACGCAGCCCTCCTCTCGGGCTCCAACCCCAGTTCGCTCATCCGCTCCAACGTGACGGCGACGTACTTCGGATCGATCTCCACGGCGCGGCACACCCGACCCGCCACCTCGCTCGCCACCATGGTCGAGCCTGAGCCACAGAACGGCTCGAACACGATCCCGCCGACGGGCGCGCTATTGCGCACCATGGGAGCGACGAGCTCGATCGGTTTCATCGTTGGATGGAGGTCGTTTGCGCGCGGGCGATCCGCCTCGAACACGCTCGTCTGGCAGTTGTCGCCGTACCAGCCCTCGCCCCCGCGCCCCCGGCGCCCCGCAGGCGCCGGCACGTAGCCGAAAAGGATTGGCTCGTGTTTGAAGTGGTAGTCCGAGTGGCTGAGGACCATGACGCTCTTCAGCCAGATGAGTCCCTGGTGAATTCTCCATCCGACGTGCTCGAAGGCGAGGTGGAACTGCGTCGCCTGCGGCCCTGCCGGGTGCGCCACGTAGACGGCAGCGCCGCGCTTCAGCGCCGCCTTGTCCGCGGTGGTGAATGCTCCAACGAGCAGTTCGAACAGCTCGCTCACGTCGAGGCGGTCGTTCTCGATCGTCAGCGCGTCGGGCCCCTTGCCGACGTATTTGACCCCATAGGGTGGATCGCTCCACATGCAGTCGGCCAGCTCGCCGCGCATGAGGCGCTCGACGTCCGCCTCGTTGCGGCTGTCGCCGCACACGATCCGGTGCACCTTGCCGCGCGCGGTGGCGCTCGGGATCTCCCATATCTGCCCCGGCTCCACGCCCCACTTGGCGCGCAGTTCGTCGGCCTTAGATACCTGCGCGTCTGGGGCGCTCATATCCTCGGGCAGCGGCGTCGCCTTCGACAGGAGGCGCTCGATCTCGTCGTCGTCGAAGCCCGTGGCTACCAGTTCGACGTCCTCGGCCTTCAGCTCGGCGAGGATCTGCGCGAGCTTGTCGTCATCCCAGCTCGCCTCCTCGGCGATCCGGTTGTCGGCGAGCGCGAGGAGCTTCGCGTCCGCGGGATCGAGGTTCATGAACCGGACCGGCACCCGGTCGAGGCCCAGCTCCTTCGCCGCGAGCCAGCGCGTATGGCCGGCGATGATCTCGCGGTTCGCGGCGCGCGCCAGGATCGGTGCGGCGAAGCCGAAGCGGCGGATCGACTCCGCGACCTTCCGCACGGGCTCGCCCTCGTTCTTGCGCGGGTTCTCGGCCCAGGGGCGCAGCGAATCGAGCGGCACCCATTCCGCCGCCGGCTCCCGTGTGGAGATCGGCGGCGCACAGTGCTCCGGAGCAC